TTGGTGGTGCAACTGCTGCTAATATTGCAACAGCCGCAAGTGAAGCACATGAACAAAATACGGATACAGGAACAGATAATTCAACATTTCAAATAGGTTCCGGTGGACCTAAAATTAAAGATGTTGGAACTGCATTAGAAATTAGAAATGCTGCTGATTCTACATATACAGATTTACATTTACAAAATATTTTAGTATATGGAAATTTAACTGCTGGTACTGCCGGAGCATTAGCGGCTGGTGGAGATTTAACTGGTAAATATCCTAGTCCAACATTAGGTACTTCGGGAGTAACAGCCGCTGGACCTATTGGTGGTAGCACTACAGTTCCTGTCATTACTGTTGATGCAAAAGGCAGAATAACAGCACTTACTAGTGCGGTAATTTCAGGTGCTACTCCAAGTGGTAGTGCGGGTGGAGATTTAACTGGTAATTTTCCAAATCCCACATTAATCGCTACAGGTTCTGCTGGAACATTTGGAGATACCACACATGTTCCTGTTTTTATTACCGATTCTAAAGGACGTGTAACGGCTGTTACAAATACATTAATATCATTTGGTACTGCTGGTGGAGATTTAACAGGTAATTATCCTAGTCCTTCTATTGCATATATTGGGGGTTCTGGTACCGCTGGTGTATCAGCTTCTCAAGCTATTGCAGCAACTAAATTAGCAAACGCGGCAACAAATATAAATACTCCGCTCACATTAATTGAACGTGATATAAATGGTGATTTTTTGGCAAGAAATATTACTGCTAGAATTATTGGTGGAGGAACAAGTGGTTCTTTAAGTTTAGGAACTGGTGCTGGTTCTGCCGGATCTAAAACCTTATCAGGAACAGATATGGCAGGAAATATTTTAGTTACTACTGGATCTAGTCCAGCAACCGCTGCACCAATTGTTACTATGACTTTTGGAATTCCATTAACAAACACACCATCAGCGGTTATATTAGAACCAAGTAATGCTGCCGCGGCCGCTTTAACAACAGCAACTCCATTTATTTCAAGTGCTAGTACTTTCGGATTTATAATTGAATCAAATGCGGTTGCATTAGGTGGAACAACAACTTATAGTTGGTATTATTTAGTTATTGGATAAATGATTTAGAATGTCAACTTATTTAGGAAATCCGGCATTAAAAGACACAAATGTAAAAATCCAATGGACAGACCAACGGATTTCAGAGTTGGAAAAGTGTCAAGAAGATCCTGTATATTTTATTACCAAATATATTCAAGTCGTTACAATTGATGAAGGTGTAACTGATTTTAAATTATGGAAATTTCAAGCCAACTTAATTAAAACTGTACACGAAGAACGATTTACCATAGCAGTTTTCCCTCGTCAATCAGGAAAAGCACTTTCATTAGATACACCAATTCCAACCAAAGATGGTTGGACAACAATGGGCGATTTGAAAATAGGTGATGAAATTTTAGGATCCAATGGAAAAATAACTAAAGTAAAAACGATAACAGAAATTATGGAAAATCATAAATGTTACCGCGTATCTTTTGATAATGGAGATTCTGTAATTGCAGATGAAGATCATTTATGGAAAATAGGATCTTCATTTTGGGAAGATACTGAAAAAATTAAAACAACTAAAAAATTAATTGAAGATTTTAAAAAACAGCAAGCATGTTCAACCAATATTTATATTAATTTACCAGATGCGGTTGAATTTCCAGAAAAAGAATTACCAATAGATCCTTATATTTTAGGTATTTGGTTAGGTGATGGACATTCATCAGATTCTAGATTTACACAATTATATTCTGATATGGAAGAAATTTCAAAACATATTATATCAGAAGGGTATTTTTTAAAAGAAGCACAAGGAAGTAATAAACGAGAAAAATGTTCTACGTGGAATATTATAGGTTTATATTCCAAGTTACGTATCAATAATTTAATTCATAATAAACATATTCCTAAAAAATATTTAAGATCTTCTATCAATCAAAGATTAGCATTAATTCAAGGATTAATGGATACAGATGGTACTTGTGATAAAAGAGGTATTTGTTTATTTTCACAAAAGAAAAAAGAAATTATCGATTCATTCAGAGAAATACTTTCTTCTTTAGGAATTAAAAGTCGTGTTAGAAGCAGAATTATAAAAGGACAAATTTATTATTCTGTAATTTTTAAAACACATAAATTTAATTGTTTTAGACTCACAAGAAAATTAAAAAGACAAAATATTCAAATTGGAAAAGAAAGAAAAAATACTAATGTTCTTTATATTAAAAATATTGAAGAAGTAAATAGTGTTCCAGTAAAATGTATTCAAGTTGAAAATGAAGATCATATGTTTTTGTGTGGTACTACAATGATTCCCACACACAATTCAACAACCTTAGTTGCATATTTCTTACATTACATTTTATTTAACAAACATAAAAAAATTGGAATTCTTGCTAATAAAAGAGAAACCGCAATTGAATTGTTAGCCAAAGTGCAACTGGCTTTTGAATTATTACCAATGTGGCTCCAACAAGGTGTTAAGGTTTGGAATAAAACAAGAATTGAATTGGAAAATGGTTGTGTTATTTCCGCACACTCAACATCAAGTGCTTCTATTCGTGGTCAAACATTTAATATTATTTTTCTTGATGAATTTGCACACATTGATAATAAATTAGCAGATAAATTTTGGACATCCACATATCCGGTAATTTCACAAGGAAAAACATCTAAACTTATTATTGTTTCTACTCCAAATGGTATAAATTTATTTTATGAATTATGGACTAAAGCTAATTTATCACATGATAATCCAGATTGGAATCAATTTCATGCTCTTGAAGTATTAAATACGGAAGTTCCTGGTAGAGAAAATCCGGAATGGGCAGAAAAAACAATTTCTATAATTGGTGAAAGCCGTTATGCACAAGAATATTTATGTGAATTTCTCGGTTCTGGACATACTTTAATTGCTGGCAAATTCTTAAAACAAATGATTATTTTACCTCCAAAACACTCACAAAATCATTTTGATGTATGGAAAGATCCTTCGGCTACCCAAGATGAACCACATATGTATGTGATTGCAATTGATACTGCAAAAGGAAAACAATTAGATTATTCGGCTCTTACTGTCATTGATGTAACAGATGCTCCATATGAAGTAGTAGCAAAATATCGAAGTAATACGGTTCCTCCTGTATTATTTGCCGATGAAATTGTGCCTATTGCCCAAAGATATAATAATGCATTTATTATTATAGAAATGGACGGTCCCGGATATCAAGTAGCTGATGATTTACATCATATACATGAATATCCAAATATTTTATATGTTGCAACAAAAGGAAGATCAGGACAAATATTAGCAACTGGATTTGGTAATACTGGTAAAAATGTTCAACGTGGTGTAAAAATGAGTACACCCGTTAGAAGAACTGGTTGTGCGAATTTAAAAACTTTGATTGAAACTCGTAAATTGATATTTTACGATCAAGATATTAAAGATGAATTAGCATCTTTTGTTTTAAAGGGCGACAAATACCAGGCAGATGAAAATAAACATGACGATTTGGTAATGACACTTGTTACTTTTTCATGGTTAACAACACAAAAACATTTTAGGGATTTAGTAGATGCAAAACTCCGTGAAAGTTTGCAAGATGATTATGCTCCAAATTTTGATCAAGATTTAACTCCATATGGATGGGTTAATAATGGTTTAGAAGAAGAGGAAGTGGTATTAACTCAACAATGTATTTGGAAAGGTGCCCAAAGTGCTGTTTGGGAAGAATTTGCCGAAAGAGAGCGCCGAAAAGCTACTATCGATATTGATGCAATGAAACGGTTACATGAAAATGGATGGGCTTGAAAATTAGAAAAGGATAAATATTTGTTGAAGTTATAATTCTTAAACGAATAAAGAAATTATAGTAAACAAAGGAGATTAATATGATTACTCAACAAAGCCCTGGTGTTCTTATTACTGAAATTGCTGCTAACACCACTGTTGTTGGAACTTCTACAACAGGTGCAATACTTGCTGGACCTTTTACATGGGGCCCTGCAAATGTCAGAACACCTGTAGATAGCGTAGATACTTATAAATCCATATTTTGGGAACCAGATAATGATACTGCTAACACATGGTTTACAGGATCAACTTTTCTTGCATATGGAAATAATTTAAATGTTATTAGAGTACTGCCAAAATTGGCAAGAAATGCCGCAGTAGTATTTGATGGAATTTCAGATGTAGAAATTGGTGCAAATTATGGATATTTTCATACACCAACTATTGCAACTGCCACTTCTTCAGGAGCATCATTTAATGCCGAAATTGCAAATGGTGAAATTGTTGGTGTGTCAGTTACAGCACCTGCTGGTGGATTTGATGTAGATAATCCTCCAACATTAGTAGTTACTCCAACTGGTGGAGATACACCAATAGTTCCTGCAGTATTAAAAGCCGTTGTTGGTATACAAATTAATAATCCAACCGATTATTCCGCAAATTTTGCAGGTGGTCAAATGACTGCTGCCGGTGAATTTTGTGCCAAATATGCTGGAACTTTAGGTAATGGTATTCAAATTGCTATTTGTGATAGCGCTGTACAATTTGCAACATGGGCATATAAAGGATACTTTACAGGTCCTCCCGGAACATCTGCATATGTGGCTGCTTTAGGCGGAAGTAATGATCAACTTCATATCGTATTATTAGATAATCTTGGAATAATTACTGGTTATCCTGGTAGTGTTTTAGAAACATATCCATTTGTTTCCAAAGCATCAGATGCACAAAATGCACAAGGACAAAGTATTTATTATCCTCAAGTTTTACAATCACAATCTAAATGGATTTATTGGTTAGATTTTCCTGCATCAATGACAAATTGGGGATCTACTGGAAGAGGAACAACATTTGATACATTATATGTTGCTGCTACTCCTTCTGCATTATCAAGTGGAACTGGAGCATCTAAGGAAATATATACTGCTGTTACTCCTGGAAATTTAACACCACCAGTAACAGTTAATATTACCGCAAATGGAACCGCAGGAACTTCAGGAACTTCTTTAACAATTGGAGTATCTGGGGTGAATATTTCAGTTGATTTAGCTACAAGTCATGGTACTTCGGGTACTGTAATTACAACAACTGCACAACAATTAGCAACAGCACTTAATAGTTATCCAGTTACAGCTAATTTATTAAGTGTAACTGCTGGAACTGGTGGAGTTGGAACGGGTCTTGTAGGAACTTCTGGAGCCGCATTACCATTAACTGGTGGTGTAAATGGTGAAAATTATTTAGTAATTCTTGAAGGTGGAAATCTTGAAAATAATACATTAGAAGATGGTGATATTATTTCTGGTTATGAATTATTTGATACAGATGATTTCCAATTTTCATTAATATTAACAGCCGATAATGATGCAACAGTTGTTGAATATTTAATTAGTATGGCAGAAACTAGACAAGATTCTGTTGTATTTGTGTCACCACCAGAATCTGCTGTTGTAAATAATGCAGGAAATGAAGCCACTGCTTGTGTTGCTTTTGCAGATACTTTACCAGAATCTACTTATGTGTTCGTAGATGGTAATTGGGTACAAGTTTATGATATTTATAATGATGTTTATCGGTGGGTTCCTGCAAATGGAAATATGGCTGGATTATATGTGCGGACCGCGCAAACAAGAGCGCCATGGATTCCATTTGCTGGATTAAATCGTGGTGTATTATTAAATGTTGTTGCGCTTCCTTGGAATCCCAAAAAAACCTACAGGGATATTCTTTTTAATGCCGCAGTTAATCCTATTGTATCATTTCCTGGATTTGGTCCATTACTATATGGCGATAAAACCTTTACGATTGAACCCGGTCCGTTTGATGCTATTAATGCTAGATTCTTAATGATTTATATTGAACAAGCAATTGCAGCCGCGGCCAAATATACATTATTTGAACTAAATGATGCTATTACGCGTGCGCAATTTGTTGGATTAGTTAATCCATTTTTGGCGGATGTAGAAGGTGGTCGTGGAATATATGATTATCAAGTTGTTTGCGATTCTACTAATAATACACCAGAAATAATTGATGCACATGGTTTTGAAGCAGATATTTATCTACAACCTGCAAAAAGTATTCGCAATATTCTACTCAAATTTATTGCTACTCCAACTGGTGTTAGCTTTACTGAATATATTGGTCAATACTAAAGAAAAAGATTTTAAGGAGATTAAATAACATGAGAAGTATTACAGGTTTTCGTGCTGCCTTAACTGGTTCAGGTACAAGACCAAACTTATTCCAAATCGTATTCGCGTTCCCAACACTCGTTCAGGGTGTTGGTGCTGCTAGTGGATTAGTATCCATGTTGGCAGAATCTAGCGCATTACCGGCTGATACATTAGGTGAAATTGAATTACCCTATCAAGGCCGCAAAACTTATTATCCAGGAGATCGTACATTTGAACCTTGGACAATAACCATCATGAATGATGAAAATTTCTTAATTAGAGACGCATTTGAACTTTGGTTAAGTGCATTAAATTCACATGTTGGAAATATTCGTAGTAATTTGGCGGCAACTCCATCAATGTATTGTGTTGATGGATATGTCCAACAATATTCTAAATTAGATGTTCCTTCGATTAAACAATATAAAATGGCAGGCGCTTTCCCAACAGAAGTAGGTGCTATGGAATTGGATTGGGGAACAAATAACACAATTGAAAAATTCCAGGTCACACTTCGCTATCAGTGGTGGGAAGCAGTTTCCGTAAACGGTCCTACTACAGATGGTCAAGCAATGTCTTTGGAATCAGATTTACTTTAATAAATAAAGGGAGAGGAAAAATCCTCTCCCTTAATTAAATTATGACACATAAACACCATATAATGCCCAAACATATGACTGGGGGTATTTACGATAATTCTCCAGATAATATTACACCACCTATAAGTGTGGAATTACATGCCGCTTTACATAAGGATCTTTGGAGGCACTTGGGGAAGTGGCAAGATGAATTAGCTTACAAAAGTTTATTAGAGTTATCTTTAAGTGGATTTGAATTTACTCCAGAAATTAGAAAAAAAATATCTGATGGGTTAAAAGGCAAAAAAAGAAAACCATTTACTAAAGAACATTTGAGCCATTTATCTAAATCTCATAAAGGTCAAATTCCTTCTAATATTGAATTAATTAGAAATTATAATAAAGGAAAGAAATTTTCAGAAGATCATAAACAAAAAATATCCAAAGCAAATACCGGAAAACATCCTACAGAAGAATCTAAAGAAAAAAATCGACAAGCACATTTAGGGAAAAAACCTTCTGAAGAAACAAAATTAAAAATGAGTGAATCTCATAAAGGAAAACATTCAATAACACATTCTAAAGAAACACGAAAAAAAATGAGTGAATCTCATAAAGGTAAAATTCCTTGGAATAAAGGAAAGAAAAATATAATAATGGTGAAAATATAATGGCCAGAAATTTTCTTTTGGAAAGCTTCCGCTTGCTCGGCTTCC